GTCAAGAATGCCATTAAAAAGCTGGTAGTCGTAAGCAACAGACGATTGGTCACCGCTAACTGTGTTTCCCATAGCACCCACCCCCCAATCCCGAGTCCATCAATGACAAACAAAACCCCCACAATAACATCGTTCAACCAGTCAGAGTAATGTGGGGGCCAGATGAAATAATGGTCATTGATGATTAGAAACAAGCCAATGGCAACCATGCCAATGGCGAGTGCTGTGTGTGTTGGGTGATCTCTGATTTTATTTAGCATTGTCATCACTTCCTTATCTTTATTTTTAAAATCAAGAAAGCGAGGCGTCATTGGTAATGTAGGTGAAGGAGCCATTCCACAAAGCTCCATCATATGACCCCAACGACACTAATGAGCTTGCGCTGATGGCAACTTTTTTACCGCCAACCTCTGTGAACGGCATATTTTCCGTACCCGCAACAGGACGATACCCAACTGGTATTTGTGAGAGTGCCCAGTTTACATCCATATGGGTAACGGTAGTGTTGAGAACAACCGTGACGAGGTGACCAATGCGGAAGAATTGAATATCACCAGATACAAACCCGGTGATTTGGTTGCCCGTCAGTTTTACAGAATTTGAATTATTCGTGAATGATTTGATTGCATCGAAGTTTGATTGAATAGCTTCGGCCGGCTGATCCATGCCCCTAATAATCTTTTGCATTTTACTGATCTCCTATTCATACAATGGGTAAGTTACAATTTTATTACCGTCAGCATTAGTCTTTGATTCAATAAACGCTGAATTGAAATCGGGATAATTAGCGACAGACGCTTTTGGCATCATGAAAATTCCTAAATCACTATATGAAGACGGATTAGTGCCGGATGCCAGCGTTGTTCCATATGGCTTTGAAGAATGTCCCCGATCTACTTGGTTACTGATAGCCATTGATCCTCCAACAACAAATACTTTTCTAATCTTGGATGACATAACCCCGGAGATTGAGAAAGATAATACGGGATTACTGATCGAGCTATCGCTTGGCGGTGAGATAACCGACACTGCTGTATATCGATAAGTACCGTCAATGTTTTGTGCCGCTTGTTGATAACCAACGCTCATTACTGATTTGCTACTTGCATCTTGGTTGGCAAATAAAACAGTCGGGACAATCCGTGCATTTGCCACATTATCACTAGAACCAATCTCAAAATCGATGCCCAATGTTGCTGACCCAATGTTTTTAATTTGTTCTTTCAAAAAACTGTTCACAGGAATCAGCATAAGCAAATTATCGGTATTCTTTTCCGCATTAATTTGCAAATACGGCCCAATCTTATCTATTCCAGAGGAAACATTTGTCATCTTCACGTCTCCCCCAAACTGAATTGGAGAAACGACGTTTGGGCGTGAGAAATCCTCAATTAAATCATCGCTGAGCAAGTTCTTCTTGGACTTTTGATTGTTGAAACTGTCAATTGAAAAGATGCTTCCGAAAAATGGATTACCGAGCCATTTCGACACGACGATTTTTGAGAAATCATTGAAGTATTTTGTTGTCTCATCAGCTTCAACTGCCGATTCGAAAATACCACTAAAAATATTTCTTCGGATAAAATAGTCTTGGGCAATATTGTTTGATCTGATCACGCTCAAAGACGGAATCACTTTTCCACCGTCAATCCATGTGTGGATCATCTCAAAACGGTTATCAACACCACAATTTACTATGAACGCTCGTGCGGAAATTGGAGTTGCTGGCAAGTATTCAGCCTGAATGTTTCTGAATGTGTTTTGAGTTATTCCCAAGGCATGTAGGGCAGACGAATTCAGCCAAATTGCAGAGTGAAAGAAACCAATGACGTTAACATTCTCTACAATGTTTCCATTTATCCAGCCAAAGTTTGCTGAATCGAAAACGATCCCATCTTGAACATTGTACAAAGTGATGTCACGAATGGTATTCGGCCATACATGGTGTGACGCTCCGTGAACACCTGTTGGTGCCGCTAGAAGGAAAGTGCTTTGGTAAGAGCTTTGTTCGCCCCTTGCTAATATATTGCTGATATTGTTGTTTTCGCTATTAGACTGATCGCTGCCGAGCTTGAAGTCAACAATATTAGCACCGTTATTCTTGTTGAGAATAGTCATGCTATGAAAACATACATTGCTACCGATTTGAAAAAGAATGTTGACGTTTTTGGGCAGTAAGATTGTACTGTCAACGCTACTACCAAAAATTGATATGTTTGACACATTAATTGTTTGGGATACGACATACTGTCCAGGAGGAAAATAGAGTCCACTACCCTGTGAGGCTGCGACATTAATCGCGTCAGTGATTGCAGCCGTGTCATCAGTTACACCATCGCCCGTAGCGCCATACCATTTAACGCTGATACTTGACTGCATTAATGTCTTGTCGACAAAGTTACCTCTGTCCTGAAGGCTTCCAAATGTTTTTGATAGAGGAACAGATGTGCGGTAGTCTGCCAACTCTTGGAGATAAAATTCGGCAGGATCTGTTTTCAGTGCAAGCGTCACTCCGGTAATCGGTACATTCCCAACCTGTACAGAGAGAACGTCAGACAATTTTGACTCAATATCACCATCAAAATAGCTGATTGCATAACCAAATTTAGTGTTTGGCAATAGGTCGGTATCAGTATAGGTTGTGGCATCCTTGACATCTTTTAGTGGTACAAGGTTTCCGTCATTAATCGATCTATATACTCTGAATATCATTTATTTGCCTCCCATTCTATACTGTTCTTACCGTCATTGTTTGTAACTCCAGTTATGGTTGGCGCGCTTGGAACCCCAGCATTTGCTGATGGAATGGTATTATTTGTACCATCGATGCCTGTTATTGATCCACCACCAAAGTCGAACTTAATAACATGAATTCCATCGAAAATACGATAGTTTCCGTCATCACAGTGAACTGGATATGAAGCAGGCAAAGTGTTTTTTGGCATTTTGATGATAACTGTGTTCGTATCTGGATATACAAAAGATGCTGGTATGCTGGCCAAAATAGTATTGCCAAATCCATTTGGCTCATTTCCAAAAGAAAAAAGGCCAAGCCCATAATCATATTTGTAAACCTTGATGGAGGGTATTGCGTTCATATTGTGTGGGATTGTAACCGTATCCGAATTAGGGGTATTGTTTTGAATGATTGTTTCTGAGTTAGTCAAACGATCACTTAGTGAGAGAAAGCCGCCATATATCGGTGAGCTTCTGGCGCTGATAAATTCATCCAATATTTTGCCGCCAGGATCAATAGACGCCAAGATTTCCTTGTTAGCATTCACAAAATCATTCCAAGAAGAATGGGCATCGTTAGCCCACTGATTGTATTGATTGATGATGTCGTTAAGATTTGACGCCCAGTCTTTTGCGCTCTCCTGAGTCATATCTGCTGCCTTATCGACAACAAAGACAACATTAAAAGTTGACTGAGCACCAGATGAATCTGAGAAACTGAAATATGCAATCTTAATTTTGCCATCGACAGATCCCAACTGGCTTGGTACTTGATACGTAAATTCGCCACCAGATGCATCTACAATTGCAAATCCAGTCGTATCAGATATGACTGCCTTGCCATCAGCAGTGTTTGCCATGAATGACGGTGTAAACCCACTAAGCGACACTGGAGAGCCATTATCCATCAGCGTAGCATCAATCACCACGGCGCCCGTTTTGTCTCCCTGACGCAAATATACAGGCTCGGGCGCGATGGCATTTTTTGTGTCAAGAGTCACTTTGTACGTTCTGATTGCCATTGGGTATCAGTCCCTCCATTTTTTCCAAATCTCCATAAGTGTCTTTTGTATCAACGAGGCGCTGATCCTCAAATCCTCGGCGCTTGCCTTTGAGTTCCCAACCAAACGATGAATCAGGGCTGTCTGACGAAACGATGAAGTAGTTCTTGCCACGTTCAGAGACCCAGAAATGTGCATCACTGTATGCCGTCAAGAATACTTGATAGGGCTTATCAGTATTAATCAAATCAAAAACGAGCGGATCAATATCCACTCGCACTGTTTTGTCTTCTCTCGTTTTGCCCTCGCCAATATCGCCGACATAGTTTTCAGCCAACTCATAGGCGGGAGTCGCGCGAATACCGTCACGGGTAACCTGAGCGGCGTTCTTTGAGCCGTTGTAAACGTAAAAGTCGCCCCATACTTGCACCTTGTCTTGTTTTACCGAGAACTGAGCGTTTTTACCACCGTCAGCACTCACATTAAACTTCTCGTCGTGGTATACCCACATTCCGCCTGGCTGTTTACTGATAAGTGGAGACATTAGCCCACCGTATAGGTAATATTGGCGGTTGTCAGGCGTTGAGGTTTCCGGTATCTTGAAAATTGGCAAACTCATGCCATTAGTTCCGACTTGGTCGATACTGAAGTTTGAACCGAGCTGATTCCATATTGCGAAACCGTTAGGAATACCGGTGTTACCGTTTACCGTAGCGGTTAGCGAACCAAATTCACGATCATTTTTAATGACCCTTAGCGTGCCACTGGTGAGCGTTAGGGCGTAGCCGCTCTTACTTTCAGTCTTAAAGCCAACCCCTGAAATAAGATTTCCGAAGATACGTTCAGCGACAATACCGTCCGCGGTAATAGCACTTTTGAATGTTTTACCTCCGTCAGTAGATATACCTAGGCCGGCACTGTTAAGGATTACAACTTTGTTTGAGTCTGACTTGTCAACAGCAATAATTCCTTGATCCGTGAAGCTGAGCTGCGTTCGCGCCGCGAGAAGACTATTAGTAGCCAACTGCACCTGTGATGTTAGCCATTCATTAGGCACTCGAATCTTGCCAGCGGCTACGTTGGATAGTGTTGATTGTGATGTCTTCTGCTGTTCGGCAAATGATAAGCTACCGCATTCAACCTCTGTTTTGGTTCGTGTGCCGCGAATATCATAGTCGCTGGGTACTTCGATGATTCGAACCTTTTCACTAAAGTTAAGCATCTCATCAATCACCGTGATATAGTCACCTGGGTTTGCCATCGCGTATTTGTAGCCGACAGATTGCAAGTCAACAC